CAGGCCATAGACCAGTTTGACACATTCCAAATCATCGTTTTTTTCAGCCTTAGCCCACTTCGCAAACGGTCTTTTCATAGACCTGACAGTATTTAGCAAAAAGTCGAATTGTAGTTTCTTTTCAAGATAGTGTCTACTATTCATCTCATTTGCAAAAGCCAGACAGTCTTTGTGCTGAGATAACGCTCTGTTTACCAGAAACGGATTGTAATCTTTCTCAGTCAAGTCATCTACAATAAGTTGCTGCTTGGTCTGTAGAATGGCGGTTGCATAGTCAAATGGATTACTCATTTAAACTCCACGTTGGCCATGATTTCAGTCAAACAAGCAACAAGATTAATCTCATGATCGGCAACAAAGGCTTGCTTGTACTGATAGTCAGCAAGAATTAGCACCGCTTGTGGTATACTCTGAGGCTTTGCGATGTCATACAAAGCATCGTAGAGTTTGCGAAAGAATGTCGTGTTATCAATTTCCGACGTTGCTGCCCATTTACGGACGGACGTAAAGTCTTTTTCTTTCAGATGTTTGACAATCTGTGAAATAGAAATGTCACCAATCTGAGAGAGGATGCCTACATCAATCTTGCCGAGTTTGGAATAGCGTTGAAGTTCATTAATAACACGACGAAAATCTGGAAAGTGTTTCTTGACTACTTCTGCAATTACCTTTTCGTCAAATTCGACTTTCTCTGTATCAAGTATGTGTGTGATGCGTTTGAAAAAGGCAGAGGCCATTTGCGCTTTTTCACCATTCTTCAAACCAAATTCAATCACCGCACAACGACTGTGTAGTGGATCAATGATTTTGTTTTTGTAATTACAAGTGAAGATGAAAGAACAGTTTACGGCAAACTCTTCAATTGCATTACGCAAAATTGCTTGTGCGTTTGGTGTTAGATAATCTGCCTCATCTAGAATGATAACTTTACGACCGCCAGATAAAGAGATTGATGATGCATAGTTTTTGATTTTGACACGAATTGTATCGACACCGTTCTCATCAGAACCATTGATTACCATGTAGTCGCAACCGATCTCGTTGCACATGGCTTTGGCGATTGTCGTCTTGCCTACGCCCGCTCCACCAGCCAGAAGAAGATTTGGCATCTCCTTCTGGTTTACGTATTGTTGAAACACTGCTTTCAAACGTTCTGGTAGAATACATTCTTCCACTGTTCGTGGTCGATACTTTTCTGTCCACAGAAGATGTTCCATGGTAACCTTTCACAAAAATCATAATGAAGTAATATTATATCAGTCAGCGTTCAATCTTGCAAGCACTTCAAGATATGGTTCTTTAACTTGCCAGTCAATATTATTGACACCATAAATGACAGTTCTTGGTTGCAATTGTGCATTTGAATCCGGTTGAATCAACTCAAAGACTGACGCCACAATTTCTTTGTTGATGGCAATTGAATCTCCATCATGATTCGGAGATGCATTTGTAAAAACAACAAACTTACCCATGATTAACCTTTCTCAAATTTTGAACCTGTTTCTGTTGCAATCCAATATTGCAGATTCAGAGTTTTATGTTTAAAGTTTGAAATACCTTTTGATGAAATCTTAACGTCATATGTTCCAGAAATCATCTTAATATTTTCAATCTTAAAAATCATTTTATACTTGTCACCATTTCCCTTTGCGATTTCCAAAGAATCTGTGTGTGCGGCATCGTTCGACATATCAAGTGCAACGGCATAAACTTTATCGCCATCAGACTCAATCGAAACGTAACTAGATGACAATACTCCTGCCGCTTTCATGATCCAATCAAAGTCTTCTTGCTTCAACTCGAAGGAGATTTCGACATCGGGCATGGTAATTGGCTTGTCTGGAGCAGCCACGATCACATTAGGTGAACAGAAACGATATTTGATTTTGCTGCGACCCTGTAATCCCGAAATAAGAATGTTACTGTTATCAAACTCAATTACGGGATCATCTTTGTGTAGTGTTAGAACTGACAGAAAGTTGTTCAGATCATACACACCAAACTCTGCTGGAATTTCCTCAACAATTGTCGCTTCGGCCATTACGTTTTTTTGTGGAGACACGGTACGAAGTGTCTTACCTTTTTTGAACATAATGCCTTGGTTGATACTGGCAAAGTTTTTTAAAACAGTTAGTGTTTCATTTGAAAGTTTCATAATTTATTTCCTCGTCAAATCATGATTATGTAAAGCCATTATAGCATAGTGTACAACTTTTAACAAGTCATCTCTGTTATAGCCGTTCTTTTTGCCGTAACGCTGTGCATACTTCATGATATTTCCAATAAAGAATCCTTCACCGTGCCCACAGTCTATAATGAATTCTGAAGTTTGGAACTTGTTTAGGGAATAGTGTTGACCGTATGTCTTGTCGATGTATTTTTTTAACTCTTCAAGAATACGGTCTTCACTATATTTGTAATCGATCAAAGTCTACCAGTATACTGTGCAACAGCGGGCATGTTGCCAGTAAATGCGTATGTACCGATATGCTGTGTCTTCATCCAAGGGCATAACCAGATTTTACCACCCATCTTACGCCACATTTGACAGAACATGTAATCTTCTGAAAGATAACGCTCAGAACCACCACCAACACAAGAATCAGTTGTGTCGATTACGGTGTCAAAGTATGCATGAATGTAACGTGAGCCATCGAAATGTGCTTGACCAATATGATCAGGCTTATAACGAATGAAAGGATACTCTTCCTTCATCTGGTCAAACACTTGGCGTTTGATCATCATATGACCTGTACCAATTTCCATTACTTCTAATGGCTCAGATACTTGGAATTGTTGTGTGCCTTTTACTACGTTGAATACGTATTCACCAACAAGATTCTCAAGTTCTTTTGGATTGAGGTCTGGATGTTTACGGGCAGTTTCTGCAATATTACCCCAATTGATCGACTTCTTAGGATAAGGACCACCGATAACATCTTTATCAAGTGCCATAAGTGCCACGATATCATTCGGATCAAAGTGAATGTCCGAATCGATAAACATCATGTGTGTAAAATCTGTGCGTAAAAACTCATCTACCAAATAGTTTCTTGCTCTTGTGATGAGTGATTCGTTGAAGAGAAAAGAAAACTTTGTTTCAATGCCATAACGAATCATAATAGTTTGCAAGTCAAGGCAAGACTTCATATACAAACCGTGATTCATGCCACCGTACATTGGTGTAGCCACGAACAGTTTATTCTTTCTCAGTTCTTCAAGGTTAACTTGTAGTTGCATAATTTATCCATAAAAAAAGAGTGAGAACACATAATATATATGCTCTCACTCCGCCAGTTTTCAGCCTATTTTAGGCAAATGCTTGACCACCAAGAACTGCATGTGCAGCGGCAATCATTTTCTTGGTTGGTTTACCAAGTTTGTAGTAAGTGATGCGACGACCATCGGCAAGAGTTTTCTTGTTGGTGTAGATGCAGTGACCTTCAGCACGAAGTTCTTCAATGCGGGCACCAACGTTTACGATACCAAAACGGGCACGTGCTTGTGCAGCAGTCAAAGTATTGTAAGGACCATCCTTAGAAAGGAACTTTAGAATTTTCTCTTTAGCAGACATTCAATTTACTCCATAAAAAATTAGTCGCACGAAAAATAAAAAGTAGAGGCGACTTTTCTCTACATACTTAACATTATATAAAAAAAGAGAGAGTGTGTCAACACTCTCCCTGGTAAAAGTGAAAGATTACCTTAGAATGGATGTTCGTCGGAAGTTGTTACTGGTTCGACCTGTTCAGTTGATACAGATTCACTAGGATCAATACCAGCATCAATCTTAGTATACAGATCAAGAAAGGTAGCCTTAGTATCAGCATCAAAACGATTCAAGCAATACTCAATTGCTTTTTTCTTATCACCGTAGATACCGAAAGTTTTGACAATGTGTACCAAACGGCGGGTTGAAATAACTTCATCACAACCACCATCGGTAAAAGTATTACGAATCGTATTAGCCCAAGTAACCAGATTCTTGGCAAATACATCATCAGAACGATCAACGGAATCCAGTTCTTTGTTGATAATCTTTTCTTCAATCTTAGCCGGTGGCCATTCTTGTTCCATTGTATTTGGGAAACGTTCAAGAAACGCTTCATTCAATACGTTGGTAAACATATAGCGACCGTCTTCAGAGCCTTTACCCTTTGTGTTAGCAGTGGCGAACACAGTAAAACCGGGTGCAGGTACAACCAGTTCATTCTTTTTCTTTAGCAAGAATGGCTTACCCTCAAGTACCCGTTGTAAGCACGACAAGTTTTGTGCGCCGTAGTCAATCTCATCAATACAGAGTACGGCACCTTGACGGGCTGCAACCGTCACGGGACCATCACGCCATTCCATCTGACCATTGATCAGAACATAGTTACCGAGCAAGTCACCCTCATCAGAATCTGGTGTCATTGATACGCAAACGAATTTGCGTTTGGCTTTGGCGCAGGCTTGTTCAATACTCATGGTCTTACCGTTACCAGATTGACCAGTGATGAACACAGGAAAGAATTGTTTTGATTTCACAATTGACAACACATCATCAAAGTTGCCAAAAGGAACATAGTTGTCATATTGAGAAGGAACCAGATTCTCAAGTTCAAGATCAGTTGTCACATTAGCAATGCGATTACCTTGTACGGGTTCAGGCTTTGCCATGGGTATTACTTGTGCCACCATACTGATGGCTGGTGCAGCACCAGAAGCACCAGGAACACGGAACACACCACGTTTGATACGATATGATTCATCTTTTGTATACCATTGTGGCCATTTCAATCCAGTCTTTGCCACAATATCACGAATATCGTCGGTATCAATCTCGGACTTACCAGTTGCAATTATTGCATCAAGAAATAACTGACGTTTTTCAGCACGACTTGTCATAATGTAAACTCCATCTCACTTTAGGAACTACTATTATAAAATAATACCACCACTTTGTCAAGAGGTGGTACGTTATCAAACTGCTATCATACCAATGAAACGTGACACCAGAACACGATTGACTTGGCGATTCTTGGTATACTTGCTGAACGCCTTAGTCAGAGTTGAGGTGGTAACTTTAGTTGGTGCTTCAAAGTCTTCATCCTCAATATTCAAATCACTACCACCAGGTAGAATAAAGAATGATTCGTAGCCAGCATTCTTTGATTCGAGATACTTTTCTTTGCGAATCAATCTCATGTACTTAGAATACGCCTCTTTAAGTTGATAGTAATTCTCACGTGGTGATTTACGCAGTTCATTAATTTCATCATTAAATAAACGGCGGCGTAAGGCACTCTTCATGTTGAAATTAGGTGACAAATAGAAGCCGATGATTTTTACACCAGTTGTTTTTGTCAACCAATTACTAATAGCAATACGAACACCATCATCACCTTCAGGTACCGGTTGTTGAATTTTATTTTTCTTATCACTCAGAAAAACATTGTGATAGTTTGAATTAAAGAAGTTTCGATTGTTCGAAATGCTTGCACTCTCATTCAGATTGTGATACGAATTGATATCATCAGCATCACCGTCGTGAACCACACACAAGTTTACAATATCAAGATTGTTCACAGTGCGGAACTCTTTGATGATTGATTGGCAAGCAATTAGTGCCTCAGTCAATGGTGTATTAGACAATGAATCTGACTGCGGGCGATAAAAAGTCGAACCTCTCGAATAACGACCACCTGACCAGGCATTCATCAGGCACAGAATATTCTTTGTTGCCTTAGAAAATTCTGAGTTACTCATCTTTGAGTTAATTAACTCACGCAGATACACCGAAGACAGGTGCATCTCACGATTGTTTTCTGAGAAACAACCATACGATTTACCAACACCAGGTTCTTCACGGTAGTCAATCGTTTCACGAACATGATCAGCATTACCGAAACCGTATGCCGAAAATGGAATGTTTACTTTACGGCAGAAGGTAGCCAATACTAGTATCTGTTCGTATGATGCACCAAGATTTTCAGACATTGAGCCAGACTTATCAAGCAATAGAATCAAGCCATGCGATTTACCTTTAGGCACACGCATAACTTTTTTGAAAATGCTATCATCAATCTGATATTTAAAAACACGGCTAACATCAATATCACCAGTTGACGATGTTTTCGCTTTAGAAAACTTATCGGCAGCCTTACGCATCTCAAATTCTTTTGCCAACAATGAAATGAATCGTTCGTTCTTGCGACGAAAATCATTGTACAGAGTATTGGCAATAGATTGATAGTCAGAGGGTCGCTGTTTCGAAAACTCTTCAGTCAGAACCTCTTGTACACGTTTTGCTGGCGTAACAATCTTTGCAAGATTCGGTTTAGGAATGTCAATGTAAACGTACTCACGTGCATGTTTTGCAATGAGTTTGCCTTCATTGTTGCGGAAGTTTTCATCAGTCTCACACCGTGGTTCAGGAGTTTGATCCTCACGTACACTTTGTGATTCTTTTGTGCGATTTACACCATCTTTGTCTTCACCCTCATCATCACCTTCTTCTTCACCATCTTGGCTAGCATTTGATGATGATTCTTGTTCTTTATCACCATCTTCACCTTTGGCTTTGGTCTTAGACTTTTGTTCACCTTCACCATCAGTCTCAGCATCACCATCATTCGAACCTGATTGTGTTTCGGACTCTTCACCATTTTCATCATACGCAAAGTTATCTTGCGGTATGTTGCTTTGAGATTGTTCTTCTTTAGAATAATCCCAAATCTCATTGGTAACTTTGAGAACATCATCCCAAGTTTCACAAGCCTGAACACGTTCGACAAACTCCTGTTCTTTCGCATTGAATACAACAGGAAGTGTGTAGCCAGATTTTGAATAGATGTTCAAACGGTCAATGAATGACATTGTATCAACATCACGACCAGCCAGACCAAAAAAGTCTTTAGCCATGAGTTCATTGAAGCCGTTGACAAACGAACGGCGCAGACCAGGATAACGGCGCTTTTGACGTTTTTCAATACGTGCATCTTCAACTACATTCAAAAAGCCTTTGTAGTTTTGACCACGTTCATGTACAGCACCATGCCAACCATCGGCAGGTGTATCGATAGCGTGACCAACTTCATGACCCATTAGCAAGTCATAAAGATCACCCGACATTTGTTCCCAGATAGGGCAAGTTAGAACACGATTTTTGGGATCAAACATTGCCGTTGGAACTTTGGCATGTTGAACGATAAGATTCTCGGTAGCCATTAGTTTGGCCAAACCGGACTTTTGATTTTGAATGTTACTCATTTGATAACCTCAACTATCAGTGAACATACATTGTACATGTTACCCAGAGGTTTGTCAAGTGTTGACAATTTGACATCTTTTTCTCCAATCAATCATCATAGGCATATGATATCACGGAGAAAAATCTTTGTCAAGTCTTAAAATTTGTTGTCAATTTCATACCATATTCATTCTTACCTTGTGGTAAAGTGATGTCTTTTTTGTAACGAAGTTCGTTCTTCTTGAATGGTGAATAATCCACATAGTGATGCCAGCGTTTGTATCGCCATACCATACGAGCAACATCAGGATGCATTCTTACCAACATCTCTGATTTGTTTCTGGTACCCTCTGCGTTCACACCATCTACCCAATGATTCTTTTCAACACCTTCTTTGTGATAAAACTCTTCTGTGTTACCACCTTTGACGGTTTGCGTTGCTGCTTTGCCCTGAAGAAAAGCATTGAACTGAATAGTACAATCGCCATCTTTCAACACACGTAAACAAATATCAGTATCTTCGTTATAGCGACCACGCCAACGGTGTTTACATTTGTTATCTATCAACAGTGTGGAATAGATTCGTGTGTTCTTGACGTATGGTGGATAACTTTGATTCGGTGCAATAAAGAATCTATACTGAAAGCCAGAAATTGGTACGTTCTCAAAACGATCAATAAAGTCTTCGGCTGCTTTGAAGATCACACCAGACTCTACACGAATTCGTTGATTCTTATGCAGCCTATAAAAGTCTGCAATGTTATCATCCAGTACCCAATGCTTTTCTGCGCCAATCGTCATAGAATGATCCCATGCAAAGTTTCTTGCACGACCAGGACCATCACCATGATTGCTAAATGGTGCTACGATCAGTGTAACATAATCACGAATCTTAAAGTTGTCTAACGCTTTTTCGTATGGCTCTTTATCTTGTGGCTCAATAACTATGTAGTGTGGTACTTTCATCCTAGCCAAAGACTTCGATGTAATCATCGAATCAGAACGACCTTTAGAAACGATATAAACTGGATACTTTGGATTGCTCATTTCTTTTCCATATCAAAGGTTTATTATTCCATATTCCACATTTGATGTTGTCATACTGTCTTCTCTTCAAATGCTGATTAAACATTCTGCCTATTTTATCCTGACTCACTATTGTACCATAAACATCATAGTTTGTAAAGTGACCCATACCCCATGTATTGAATGAGTTTGCTACAATCATGTGTTTTGGATTCAGTGTGTCAATGATGTTATCAGCATGTTCAATTGGATTATAAATGTGTTCAAAATATTCCGAAGCAAATAATATATCAACTGATTTACCAACCTCAGTGATCGATTCAATCAAATTGAAATTCATTCTTTCTGCCATCACCTCACATAGTTTCCATTGTTTAGTGTCTCTTAAATTTATGGCATAGACCTCTGCTTCAGGAAAAACTTGCTTCAATAAACATGTGCTATAACTTATGCCACAACCAATATCAACAATAACTTTAGCATCTCTGAGTTCTGTAAAGTGTGGCGATTTTATTACTCGTTTGATGTAATCTCTGCTGTAAGAAACAAAGCAATTAAAAATATCTATGAAGTAGTAATCATGATTGTACACTTCATAAATGTTTCTGGTGCTTTGATGGGCCAAATCATCGTACCATTTTTCAGATAACTCAAGAAAAATTTTGTCAGTTTTTCTAATTGATCTACACTCTTCGGCATCTATATCAAACAAACTGCCATAGTCTTTTAGAAAATACTCAAACAAAACTTGAGGCTTTTCTTTGAGAAAATCTATCACTCTTCAATCCATCTCTTCAACATGTTATCATCCCTCTCAAGTTTAGGATACCATATCGATTTGGTTTTCATTGTCAAATTTTGATCGACAAGTTTTGCGAAAGCATCATAGTCTTCTTGATTACGAAAATGGACATAAACAGTTTTAAATGTTTTTTTATCATTTTGTTCAAACTCTGGCATTCCTACCCAGTGTTTTTTCCATTCAACATTATTTACGTCAACGCCACCCTGCTCGTCTTCTTCATCTTCACCAAAGAAACGATTAAGTGTTGGAGGTTGATACTCATCAGTCAACAACTCCATACAGTTTTCATATGTACTAGATTCTTTGACTTGCTTGGTTTCCATTCTTATGACTCCTAATAATTTTTTTAACTATCTTATTGGCCTTTTGTCTTGCCATTTTCAATGCAAGTGGCTTCGCATAATTAGTATATCTTATTCCATTCAAATGATCAAGTTCGTGTAGAAAACAACGTGCAGATAATCCGTGAAGTTTTACCTGTTTAACTTCACCAAACTCATCGGTAAATTCTGCTTCGATCCACGATGGTCTTTCTAAGTTTAAAAACAAACCAGGAAAAGATAAACATCCTTCTTTATCTTTAACTGCTGGACCTTGGTCGATTACTTTAGGATTAATGCAGACAAGTTGAAAGTCATCTGTACCAATAACAAACATTCTTTCGGCTACACCACATTGATTCGCAGACAATCCTAGTCCTGCATATAACTTCATAGTCATCTTCAATCTTTTAGCCAAGTTCACTAGTGCTGGTGCAGGAAATCCTCCAGTATACTCTGGCATCTTTTGTCCTAGCATGAAGTAATCTTCACCAAAAATTTGTAGAGGATCTACTTTTTCTATTTGCTGTACGCCAGCAGCGGTATCAATTGTTAATATCTCACTCATTTTACCATCCTCGAAAAGTTTTTAATTTTCTCAAATCTAATTGTATTTGCAAATTTATCTTGTAGTATGTCACCTTTGTGGCTGATGACAAACAGATTAGCGTCTTCAAGTGAATGTAGTATCTTCATCAAGTCTTCTGTGCCACTTGTATCTAGGCTCGAATCAAATACCTCATCAAGTATTAATAGATTGGTGTTGGTAGAATTCTTTAGTTTCGCAACTGCTCTCCAAGTCAACATTAACGCCATATCGATACGCTGTTTCTCACCTTCTGAGAAGTTATGATAAGAAAATTCGTCACGGTGTCTAGATTTAATTGTTTCTTTGAACGACTCATCAAGATTGAAGTTCACAAAGAAGTCCATACTTGTTAGATACTTGTTCACCAATTTGTTTATCAAAGGTAAATACTGCTTGATAATATTGGTTTTGATGCCGGTATCTTTTAACAATGAAGATGCAACATCATAGTATGCTTTATCATCCAACAACTGTCTCAGTTCATCTTGAGCGGACTCTACTTCTTTCTTGATTGTATCTAACTCATCCTCATCAATGCTTTCTTTTGGTTGTTGTATTTGTTTGATTTGTTTTTCTAGTTTTACAATTGAATCATTCAAGCCTTTGATGCTCGTCTGTGTAGTTGCCAATTGAATACGAACATTAGACAATTCTTTTTCATTCTCTCGTAATTCGGCAATAACGCCTTCTTGTTCTGTAATTTTTGTTTGAAGTTCTGTCAGACCACCAGTAAGTTCTTCTTCTTTTGTGTGAAGTTCTCTGAGTTGTTCTTCTTTAAAGCCCAGGGTAATGGCTTGCCTACAGGTTGGGCAATCAGCATTGTGTTCATAGAAACTTCTATCATTTCCCACTTTGGATATCTTGCCCTCAATTTGTGATTCAATTTTTTTAAGCGCAGTAATCTTCTTTTCATTTTCAGGAATTTTCGAACAGATGTCGGCAAGTTTCTGTTTTGATTGTTCCAAATCGTCAACCTCTCCAGATAAGGTGCGAATGGTTTCTC